AAGAAAATGAGAATATGATACAGACAAGTTCTAAGAAACTTGGAAATGAGGTGAAAAAATGGACGGGGCAACAAAACAAATTTCTGAGTATATCAGAAAAAAAGGATTTAATCTGTCTGAAATATCAAGAAAGACATGTGTGCCGTATATGGCTCTGTACGATAGCTTATCTAACGAAAAAAGAGACAGAGATTTGAGAGTGGATGAATTTTTAGCGTTGTGTAAGCATTTAGAATTAGATCCAATGGAATTTTATCCAGCAGAGAGGAATGTGTAGAGAGGAGGGGAGAGCGATGTTTGAGGTAATAAATTCTCTTCGTGAAGAAATGGAGAAAGTACCCGTTCGTGTATCGCAAAAGTGTATTGATAATGCTGCTAATTCGGGATTAGAAACAGTTTTGTCCGAACTTCCAGAAGAAGCCCGGACAGTGGAGATTGTTGAACATGTATTACATGAAATGTTGGATAGTTTAAAGCAGAGGAAAATTACTTTATAAAAATTCAAGAGGTGAAAATGATGGTATGGATACATATTCTGGGAATAGCAGCAATTATCATTTCCGGTATTACATATCTAAACAATTGGTTGACCAAGTACGCACTGATAGTATGGATTCTCAAAAATACAAACACCCAACCATCTAAAGAAGAGATGATTGAGTGCAAGAAATTTGTAATCCAGCATGTACTGGAAGATTTACGCAAGACCAAAATGTGATTTTATGATTGACGAGATGATTTGTGTAGAGATTTGTGTCATCGCAGATAACGAATTTACACCAATTTCACTAGCAACTTTTTTGGTCTTATTCCAGATTTTATCAGAGCGAATATTGGCTAAATATTGATGCCCGGATGGTGATAAGTCGCCGATATCAAAGCTGTCACCGCCATCATAGAAATGCACATCAATAATTAAGTTAGCCATTCTGCACTGATTTACATGGTAAAGAATTTCATCGTGTGTATATGGAGTAAGTAAATGTGGCTTGTCGTTATCCATATCATAGGAAAAAGAAGAATCATATGTACATATTTCTTCCAAGGTTAAAAGGATATCGCGAACACAATCGTTGTTTAGTTTCAAATTATTGTCTCCTTTCATTCGTACTTAGCTCTGGCGGGAGCCTGTGTATCGATTATAGGAGATGGAAACGAAAAAAGCAAATGCAAAGCGTAACCAGACAACCTACAAACACATATCTTCTAAGAGAGGAAGGTGAGAGCATGACATATTCCAAGGTAGAGACATTTAACATTGATGGATGCAAAGTCAGAGTGCATTTCCCAGATCTTCCAGAAGAGGAGAGAGCGAAGCGCAAGAATGCACTAATGAAGGCGGCGGAACGCTTTCTGAAACATGAAGAGCGTGTGAAGAAAGAGAAAGCTGAGCAGGAGAATATACCAGAAGCAAAGGAAGGATAAAACCATGAACAAGATGAAAATTGCCGGAATCATCATATCGATAGTGGCAGCAGCCGTGTTTGTATTTCTGTATTTTGGCAGACCACACACGGTAATAAATGCAATCCTGGTGATGTTAGCCGGAGGCGTTGCGGTGCTTGGATTAATGATGATTTCGGTAGTAGAAGAAATTAATCTGGAGGATACAGAAGATGAAAAATAAGATTGCATTCGGACTGTGTGCCACAGGACTTGGAATAGCCTCCATCGGAACGATGGGGCTGTCTAGTGAGGGACAAGCCGGATTCGTTCTGGCGGTGAAGATCACAGTTATTGGGCTGGCGATTGCCGGTGCAGGAATTATTCTGAACAAATTAAAAGAGCGTGGAACCTTCGACAATCACACGCTCTGACTAATGGCATAGGTATAAAACCTATGTCTGGAGTATAGCAGACAAGGAGTGAAAAAGCAATGAAAAAGGAAGAATTGAAGCGTATCAAAGCATGGTGTGATAAGACTATTGAGAGTCTGAACTATGTAAGACAGGCAAATGTCCCGGAGGGGTTGTCGCTACTGCATAGCATAGATCAAACTTTTGATCGAACAATTATGGTGTTTGCCGGTATTGAGTTGATCAGTGAGGCATTAAAGATTCCTGTACATATAGAAACTGATCCTGGATATAAGGTGCATTTCCAGAAAGTGGTAAAACATCACGGAATTAGATTCGTGCAGCTATCGCCTTATGCGGAAGTGAGATGATAGGACAGATATGGATACGGCAATGGATTTATACGGCAGTGATTATGCAGCACATCACATGCAGCATGTAACACAGCAGCGCAGACAGGCGGAAGTCTATAGAATAATAGAAAGCGAGAAAAAAGACTATGAATATTTTTGGAATCACAGGCCAGTATCTGGAGCTTCTCCAGATGGCAGAAGATGAATCACTGGATCAGGACATGATCAATGACGCATTGGAGGGCGTCGACTGGGAGTTTGAGGAGAAAGCCGATGCCTATGCAAAGGTAATGAACTCACTGGATGGGACAGTGGCAGCCATCGACAAAGAGATTGAGCGCCTGTCGCAGCATAAAAAGCGAATTTCCAACAACATCAAAGGTATTAAATACAATCTGGAACGTGCGATGCAGCTTACCGGAAAGACAAAATTCAAGACGGAACTGTTCAGCTTTGGCATCCAGAAGAACCCGCCGGCGGTAGTGATTGACAATGAGGAGGATATTCCAAAAGAGTATTACATTCCACAGGATCCGAAGCTGGATAGAACAGCGATTAAGAAGTTTCTGAAAGACAATGAAGTATCATGGGCGCATCTGCAGCAGGGTGAATCGCTGCGGATCAGATAGGAGGGTGTTATGGCAATTCCAGTATTAATCATTGGCAGATCCGGAACAGGCAAAAGTACAAGCCTTCGGAACTGCGTAGATAACCCTGATTGGAATCTGATCAGGGTATTAAATAAGCCGCTTCCATTCAAGGGAAAAATCAATGGATGGAACACAGATAATTATCAGCAGGTCATGAAGTGCCTGATCGCATCAAAGGCAAATAACATTGTCATAGATGATGCCGGGTATCTGATCACAAATATGTTTATGAACGGACACAGCTCAGCCGGTGGTGGAAATGGGGTGTTCACCCTGTACAACCAGATTGGGGATCACTTTTGGAATCTAATCCAGTTTATTTCTGAGAAGGTTCCGGAAAACAAAATTGTGTATGTGATGATGCATGAGGAATCCAATGATCTGGGAGAAATCAAACCGAAGACTATCGGCAAGTTGCTGGATGAAAAGGTTTGCATTGAAGGGATGTTCACTGTAGTACTCCGCTGCATTGCAGAGGGTAACAATCATCTTTTTGTAACACAGGCGGCAGACGGAGCGGTAAGCAAGTCCCCGATTGGCATGTTTGATGATCTGACGATTGATAATGACATTTTACTGGTTGAAAAAGCAATTAGAGAATATTACGAGCTTGGAGGTAAGAAAGAAGATGCAGAAACCAAATGATTACGATAACACACAGGCCCAGGGCGAATATATTCCGGTGGAGCTTGGCGGACATAAACTGGTCATTAAGCAGGTGACCGAGACAACTTCCAAAACAGGAAAACCAATGGTCGTTGTTTGCTTTGATTTTGCACCAGATGATGTGCAGCCTGGATACTTCATGGAGCAGTTCAAGAACGATATCCGACCGGATAAGAAATGGCCGAATCAGGCCACACAGTACATTTTAACGGAAGATGCTGATGGTAATTGCAGCCGTTCATTCAAAACATTTACAACCTGCGTTGAGCATTCCAATACAGGATTTGCCACAAAATGGGGTGATAACTTTGGCGCACAGTTCAAAGGGAAAAAAATTGGCGGTGTGTTCGGTGAACAGATGGATTACTACAATGGCAGAGAAATGACAAAACGTGTGATGCGCTGGTTTGTTTCTTTGGATAAGGTGGCAACTGCAGTTATTCCGGAAAAAAATGAAACACAGGCATATAAAAACCATATGAATGGATATGCTGCAGGTGCCACACCGATAGGTGACGGTTTTATGAATATTCCAGCAGGAATTGATGAAGAACTGCCATTCAATTAAGGCGGTGATCTGGCTTGCAGATTCAGGTAGATACCCGAGAGCATAAAAAAGAATGGGAACGGGTTCAGAAACAATTTGACAAAATAGAGGACATACAGTATTTCCGGTCCAAGCTGTATATTGGTGACTACCAGTCTTTGGATAATCCGAGACTGGTAATTGACCGGAAGAAAGATTTGCAAGAGTTGTGTGGTAACGTCACGCAGCAGCATGAAAGATTCAAGGCGGAGCTGATCCGGGCGATGCAGGCAGGAATACAGGTGGTTATATTGGTGGAACATGGCACTGATATCAATTGTTTGGAAGATGTTTATTTCTGGGAGAATCCAAGAAAGCACCGGGTCATTTGGCGGACCATTAATGGCAAGAGAATCAAGACAGTGATCTCTGAGCGCGCTGTTGATGGGAAGCAGCTCTACAAGAGTCTTTGCACCATCCGGGACAGATACAATGTCCGGTTTGAATTTTGTAGCAAGAAAGAAACAGGAAAAGAAATCATCAGGATCCTGGGAGAGGAAGGAAATGCCAAGACCTTATAAAAAAGGACTGGATTACTTCGAACTTGATTGCTACTTGGATGACAAATTTGGAATGATAGAAGCTGAATTTGGAGACAAAGGGTTTGCAATAGCCGTTAAGCTTTACCAGCTTATTTACAGGGAGCTTGGTTACTATTGCGAATGGACAGATGAACTGATCCCTCTGCACAAGTCTAAAATGGGTTTGAGCAGCGGGATCGGGACAATAAAGGAAGTTGTACAGGCTTGTATCAGAGTAGGTATTTTTTCACAGGAACTTTTCGATAAATATCACATCCTCACATCCAGAGGAATACAGGAAAGATATTTAAGAGCAGTGGCAAAACGAAAAGGAATCGAAGTGAAAAAAGAGTACTCTCTAGTTAAAGTCACCCAAAACGCAGTTAATGACGGAAGAAACCCAGTAAATGACGTCAATAACCCAGTTAATGACGCTAAGAAAAGAAAAGAGAAGAAAAGAATAAATAATAGTGCTCCCGCACCTGCTCTGCCTGACCCTCCGGAAGAC